GGCCGCATGTCCTCACGAACATGCAATTACTGCGACAGCCCTTCCTACCCAGGAAGGCTCCCCATTTGCCACTGCTGGCCCTACTAAGCAAAGGTACAGATTCATTTCTTTATCTCTGCACCTGCTACGAACCTCATTTCCTAGCCCGTTCCCGGAACTCAGGGAACTGAACCCTCTGCCAGAGGGACGGAGAAATGATTCTATCGGTGCCTCAATCGGGCATCGTGTTCTTAGCTCTTCGGGTAACACCGCAACAGCAGCAAACGGTTAATCATATACGGAGACTTTGTAAGCCCACCGAAGTGGTTAACCCGGCGACGACAAGTAAAGTCGACCACCCTGTACTGGCTGGACCAGACACGTATATGAAGGGCGCCCCATCCTGGGCCCCGCGACGCCATTACTGGCAAGGGCACCATGACTGCTCTGTTGGCTCAAGTCGGGCATGCAAGCCGTCTGAAAGCCTCCAGGGCACAAAGCCTCCCCAAGTACCTCTCCGACTCATACTCGATCGGAACCAAGTATGAAAGGGAGCGTCCATTTCCCGGAACGACGGGCGAGCGTAACTGTCCGACAAAAGACAGAGAGCTCCGAATAGGTATCTTTCGATACCTATAACTCCGACGTAATACACCAATAGATGGTGAAAAAACGTCTCTCTTCCTTCCTCCATCCCTCCCCCAAGTCCAAAAAAAGTCCGCAAGGGCCTCTTTTTCGTCCGGGTCAGCAACTCCCATAACCCACTCCAACTGAGGGTTGCACTTTAGCTGGTCTAAAGTAGGAAGTTTGCTGAAAGTCCGAACCTTCCTCATAGTAGTTTCGCGACGCCAAGCGACACGACTTCTACGAGTGAGCTCGAGCTGGGAGGGAAGGAATCCCCACTTACGTCCTATACGTGATCTGACGAAAGCGTCAGTCCACGCCACCGAATGACGGACCGCTGCTGCAGCGTGCATCAACCCATCATAGGACGTAATAAACCCGCCTCTCCTAAGGTGCTTGACTTCTCGCCAAGCACCCCCACTCCTTCTCAGAAATGCCGTGGAGTTAACCTCCACGACGTTCTCAGACCGAATTGTCTTCTGGTCATTCAGGCAATACCCAAGCGGGTATTGATGGGCCTGAACTGGAAGGTCAGCGGAAATGACGCAGTCATCTCCATTAACCAGAATTCGGTGATCCCCACAGCCTCTTACCGCCCATCGGGCGGCCAGATAGCTATGGAGACAGAGAAGGGGAAAAGAGAGGTAGGATCCCATCATCTGTCCATGACGGACGATCTTCCCATCCACCACAGGATGGAGGGATTCGTAAGCCAGCTTACGAACAGATCGAGGTATTTTGGTGGAACCAAAAAACAGCGAATCCAAGATCACCTCTGTCACACGGAGCGACAGACCGTCAGTAGCGTTAACCAAATCCACTGAGGTTTGGTAACGTCCAACACAGACAGATTCCATCTTTTCCGCTGTCGGAGGACCGACAAGGAGCCAATCTGTGGTCCTGGCAAGATGCTTGTAAAGCATCTTGTGCAAAGGAGCCAAGATATCGTTCCACTCATCATAAATGAGGAGTGGGCGTACTTTCCCTGCGGAAAGTACCTCCTTGTATCTACCCTGAGGGTACGGCAGAGCCGTTTCCTCAGTGCAGCTACGGCGGAACTCTTCCCTTCTACCGGCCCAAAGCCGGTCAGCACGTTCACGATTAAATCGCGAAGTACTGTTGGGTAGATGATTCTTGACGAAAGAATCATACTGCCTATCCCAACAAGAAGGGAAAAGTAGAGTAACTTCAGCTTTAACAAAAGCCAAATACTCAGAAGATGGAGGAGGGGGGGAAGAGAAGGCGTTCGTTTCCCACTTCGAACGCCCGGAGGGCACGTGGAGTCGGCAACCCGATGGCAGGTTGCGTCTAATTGAATTCACGCTGTGAGCGAACTCCCAGCGCGAATGTCGACTCAGTCGCTTAAGGGTGACCAACCCTTCCTCGTCACGCCGGCCGTGAACGAGAGGAAACTTTACAGAGGCACGTACCTTGCCCTGCAATAAAAGGTACTGGAGATAACTGCCAAGGCGATCTACATCAAGATCCGGTAATTCGACGTATGGAATTCCATACCGAATCCGAATGATCTGTAGACCATTATGAACAGTCATCTTTGTGTCCTTGCTCGCCCAAGAGCAAGAAGAACACAGTGAGGCTTGTGTAACCACTGGTGGGTTTACACACAAGCTTGCGGTGCGCGTTGAGCGTGCGCCAGACATCAAAAGCCAGAAAAGGTCGTTTTGATGGGTTCCTTTATCG